ATCAAACTTTGTTATACTTATACTTAAACGAAAGGTAAAAAATGATAACAGAGTATATAAACCTACACTATACTGAAATCTTAAATAAATTTAAGGCAATAACAAGAAATCATCAAGATACACAAGACTTATTACAAGATTGTATCTTAAACTTCTTAGAAAAAGGTAATGATTATACTAATCAGGTATTACAAGATGGTAAAGTACAACACTACCTTATTAGGATGGGACACATTCAATTTAATTCATCTACCTCACCATTCTATACTCAATACAAGAAAACTTCTTTTAAAACAACGGAAATCAACGAAGAGTTGGTAGAAGAAGTAGAAGATGTAAAAGAAATACATGAGGATACAGAGAAGTTAGCAAAAGATGTAAAATTATATATTGGTAATCTACCTGTATATAACAGAACCATTGCAGAGAAACATCTGATAGATAATAAATCACAGAGAGAGATGAGTAAGTTCTATAACATCAATAGGATACACATTGCCAAAGATTTAGATACAATTAAAAAAAATATAAGAATAACCTTTAACAGAAACGATTATGGAACTTATTAATGGAATACTTCCCTCTATTGGGGCATTAACTCTTGGGTATGGGGTTTATAGAATATTAAAGTATATAGTATCCAAAATTAAATTAAATCCTCTTAGAACGTATATTCGTAAAGAGGTACTAAATTATTTAAATGAACTAAAAGAAAATTAAAATGACAAAAGAAATTGAGGGATATGAAAAATATTCTATTACAGAACAAGGAGATGTTTACTCACTAAAGTGGTCAAAGAAACGAAAACTAAAACCACAGAGAGCATCACAATCTAAGAAGGGTTATGTACAAGTAAGATTGTACGATGGTAGTGGTAAGTTAGGTAAATTACAATATGTTCACAGATTAGTTTGGCAGAACTTTGTAGGAGAAATACCTGAAGGTTTAGAGATTGACCACATTGATGGTAATCCTCGTAATAATAATATAAATAATTTACAACTACTTTCTCGTAGAGATAATACAGACAAGTATAATAGAAAAATTAGAAAGTATCTATTAAGAGATTACAGAGATGAACTCATAGAAGATTATGAAGAACTCGGAACATTTAAGAAAGTTGCTAAGAAGTGGGGAGTATCTATCACAGCAGTAAGTAGAGTTATTCGTAATAGAGTTCATACTTTACTAGCCAATGGAAAGTATGGTACAAGAACATATGATAATAATATAAATGATAAATGGTCATTATGAAAACAGGATGTAAGATACTCTTAGGAGATAGATTAGAATGGTTAATAGATAAGATAACATTCGGTAGAGGAAGTTATTGGTCTTATATCATAGCAGTAGAATGGTTAGGATTTAAGAGTTGCGGATGTGAGCAACGTAGAATTTGGTTAAATAAATTAACATGCAAAAGTTATAAAGATGAGTAAATTAACAATAGAACAAGAGGTAAAGATATTATTCTATATAGAAAACTTTCAAGGTAAGAATAGTAGACATATGGATAGGAAACTAATGTATGAAATCTTCAACTACTTTAATCCAAGAGAAGGTAGAGGAGAACACGTTTGTACATGTTTAGATAAGGATACCTATAACAAGGTGAACAATATGATTAGTAGTCACACCTTTTCAGATGAGATAAGATTCACAGAAAGGTTCCATGCTTTGTTACCACATCTTGCATTAGTACAACGGGCAGAAGTATTGGAGGATGATGATAATGTTGGTGAATTGGATATGAGTATGTTCTTAAAGAAAGAAGAACCTAAGGCAAAATCAGTACCTGTTAAACCTCGTAAGAAGAGAGTAACTAAGAAGAAAGGATAACCCATGGCATATTCTAAAAAGAAATTAGAAGAACTTGCTCTTAAGGCAATCAAGAAAGAAAAACTAACTTGGCATGATGAGGTAGTAGCATTCTTACCTTGTTCACGCGCAACTTATTATAATAAAAATTTAGATAAATTAGACACTATAAAAGATGCAATCAATCACAATAAAGTTGAGATGAAAGCACAGATGAAACACAAATGGTTTAATTCAGAGAATGCTACATTACAGATTGCACTGATGAAGATGATTAGTAACGATGAGGAATACGATAAACTAAATACATCTAAACAACAAGTACAATCAGAAACCACAGGTAGTATTAACTTTGATTTTAATTAATGACCTACAAAGGATTTAAACCTTATGATTTTCAAAAGGGGATAATAAATGATATATTAGATAAGGAGGATATGTTCTACACATTAACTTGTGGCAGACAGATAGGTAAGACCTTACTCCTTATCAATATGTTATTATACTATTCTATCAACAAACCCAAGAGTATCTCTCTATGGGTTTCTCCGTATTATAGTATGGCAGTAAAGGTTCTCTCACAGATTATAGATGCCATCGAAGGAACGGGTATAGTAAAGGAAGCTAACAAGAGTGAAAAGATTATTACCTTAATCAATGGTAGTAGGATATACTTTCGTTCAGCAGAGAAACCAGAAACCATTAGAGGTCTATCTGTAAAGTATTGTTTTATAGATGAGGCACAGGATGTAGATGATGATGCATTTAATAAGTCTATACTACCAACACTTACTGCAGTAGGAGATAAGTGTTTGATTGCAGGAACTCCTAAAACTAAGAACTGGTTCTATACTTACTTCCAAAGGGGAGGACAACCTAACTATAATTCTTATACAGCACCTTCTTCTATCTCACCTTTTGTATCACAAGAATTTTTAGAAGAACAAAAACAATCCCTACCACCTGCTATCTTTAACCAAGAATTTATGGCAGAGTGGCAAGAAGGAGATGGTGAAGTCTTTACTAATATAGATGGAGTGTGTATCTTAGACCAATGGGTATCAACCAATGATAGAACCTATGCAGGTCTTGATGTTGCAACCAAAGGAGATTACGCTGTATTAACGATAATGGATAGAAATGGTAGAGTTGTATGGATGTGGAGAGAAAGAGGCTTAGAATATACCGAAATCGTTGATAAGGTTAGTTTCTTTTGCAAGAAGTATAATAGTAAATTATATGTAGAGGCAAATGGTATTGGTGACCCTGTCTATGAGATGATTAGAAAGAAGCATAAGAATACTGAATCCTTTATAACATCCAATCAGAGTAAAGAGAATATTATTAGAAGATTGATTTCAGATATAGCAGATGGTTCATTAGAATTACCTTCACCTAATTTATTCAATCCCTTATATAAAGAATTACAGATGTTTCAGTATCGTTATCTACCAAGTGGTAAGGTTCAGTATGCTGCAATGAGTGGAGCACATGATGATACCGTGATGTCTCTTGCAATATGCAACTGGAATAGAATACAGAACCCTTCCCAAAAGAAAATCTACATCGGGTCTGTAAATTAATTTTAACAAAACTTTAACATAATTTTAACATTTTAAGTTTGGTAGAACCGAATTATTGTCGTATATTTGTTAAAGAAGGTTGAGAGATACTTAACCAACAATTAAAAATTAAAATATAAAATTATGGCAAATTTGCAAAACATTAAAAAGAAAATTATTAGAAAAACAAATATGGCTTATTTACAAGAAGCAATGCATCATAAAATAAATGGTGATGATGATAAGGCCCTTGTTTGTTTAGAACTGGCTTCTATGCATAGTGGAGTGATGAATAAAAATAGATATATTAAAAATTATCTAAATCCAAAAACAGAATGGACTAAACGTGCACTATTAGATGGATATATTCCAGGACATATGTTTCCAGCAAAATTAAGAATGAATTTTATGCAATGGTTGGGAGTTGATATAGACACTTATAATTTGACTGATGAAGAAAAAACTTTAATAAATAACTTATAAAAACTTTAACAAAACTTTAACATTTCAAGTTTGGAGATACCAAAAATTATTCGTATCTTTACAAGGTAAGATTGATATTAAAACTATAAACACTATTAAAATTTAAAACTATGAGTTACAACAGAGGTAAAAAACAAAACAAGACAAACAACAAAAATATTACACCACCTTGGTTTAATGGTGACATTTACAAAAAAGGTAATACGGTTACCAATCCTTGGACTAATCAAAGTATTCATTTAAACAACATTGAATTATCTATCTATGATTTTATCATGGGTGCTGAGATGATGGGATTTGGTTCTTTAGACAAAGTATCAATGGGTAAATCTTGGTTTAGAAGAACTAACTTTAAGGCATATATGACCTTATTAGATTAAAACTTTAACAAAATTTTAACATTTCAGATTTGGAGATACGGATTAATTTCCGTATCTTTACAAGGTAAGATTGATATTAAAACTATAAACACTATTAAAATTTAAAACCATGACAAAAGTAGAATTACAAAACAAAAAACAACAATTACTAAAAGAAGTAAATCAAAAGTATCCAGCTGTATTTAACAATTATGGTGATACTATGATTAAAGTAGTAGAACACAAAGGTGTAAAGTATGAGTTAGATTATATGTTTGATACATACGAACTAATTAGTATTTACAAACATGGTGACACTTATTCTAAACAACTTCGTAGAGGTCAAAAAGATTACACTTACAAAGAACTAACAAGTATTATTTCATCTCTCAAATCTATTCTTAAAGGCACAGAGATACAAGATGGTCCTATTCTACAAGTTGTAGAGAATGACAAAACTATTCCTTACTATTCAGCCACTATTAGATTTGAGTGTGAGATTGATGCTCAAAGTATCTTTGGGGTATTCTCAAAACTTAATAACTGGTCATTACGAAAGAGTGATGGTGGTTATGTTGTTTTAATTGATGAATATAAAGGTAGTAGAACAGTTATGGGTAATCCAACTGCAAAACTTACTATTAGTAGTGAGTATGATATAAATGATATAAAAGCCATACTACTTAACTTTGATGAAGAATTACCTGATTGTCATGTTGCAATCCAATCTTTAGATTACTCACAATTTGATGGTATGAGAGATAGAAGTTCTCATTATCCAACTGATGGTTTGGTAGAACTATGGTCAAACAAATTAGGCAATCTTAAAAAAGTTGCATAAATAATACAAACTGTGCCAACTTTTGTTCCCTCATCGTTAATTCGGTGGGGGTTTTTTTCGTTTATACCAACTCTTAATAAAAAATATAATATGGTATAAGATAATATTATGAGTAAAGAATTAAAGATAGAAATACCAGAAACTCTAACAGTAGGTCATTACCAAAAGTTTGGAACCCTTGACCACTTAACTCAAACTAAAAGAATAGTTAGGATTGTTTCTGCTGTATCTAACATAGATGAGAGTGAAGTAGAGAACTGGTCTTTAACATCAGTATTCCAAATCTATAAAGACCTCAACAAAAGATTAGAAGATTTACAATCTATCTTCTTACCAATCTTTGAGTGGAAAGGCACTACTTATGGATTCCAACCTATACACAAAATGAGTGTGGGTGAGTTCATTGATATGGAAAGTAGATTACAGAATGGTGTTGATTCTATGCACGAACTACTTGCTATCTTATACAGACCAATTAAATCAAATAAGTTTGATGGGTTAGAATGGAAGATAAAAAGTAATGTGAAGTATGCCTTAGGTAAAGCAGAATCATTGTTTAAATACTACGAATTAGAAGATTACGATGTAGAGAAACGAGAGTGGAGAGCAGAACTCTTTAAGGAGTTTCCGTTACCAATGGGATTGGGTGCATATAATTTTTTTTTGTTCGTAGGGATGGAACTCTCAAAAGATTTCCAAACCTCTTTCCAGAAGTCAGTCAAGAATCTGACGAAGAAGGAGAGGAAGGAACTCTCTCAGTTGCTGAACACTATGGATGGTTCTCAACCTTACATCACTTGGCTCAAGAAGGAGGCATCCTTAGA